GTCAATTACTTTTTGTGAATAGGCCATAGTGTTTTAGGTGGGGGTACTAACTGCTCGTCCGCAAGCATGTTGCACAGCTTTCCCCCCGATTCAATTACTCATCGTCCCAATCGGACACGATGTCAGCGAGCTTGCCTTTCTTGGCAGGCACAGCCGACGGCTTAGAAGCTTCCTTACGGACTTCGGGTTCAGCATCTTCCTCTACCTCGGCAGGCTTGGCTTTCGCTTTTGCCTTGGCCGCGATGGGCTCGTATGCTGGAGCGTCTTCTTCCTTGGTCAACTCACCCATGGGGCGCTTGCCTTCGATGGCCAACTTGGGCGCAGTCTTCACACCATCAGCGGCGGCAACAGTCATCACAACTGCACGCTTGGCTTCATCGCTGTCGCCTTGCGTCTTAACGATTGCGTACTCCTCGTCAGTCAGCCAACGGCTAGGCGCGAAGTGCAACTTGGGCGCTTCTGCTTTCGTGTCGAACTTCATGCGAGTCACAATCATCTCGGGGCTGATGGGAGGGTTCTGCATAGCCAAGTTGCGAGCGAAGGCTTGCAATGGGCGCTTGTCTCCGTCTTCCTTACCAAACACCGAAGTGGCTGGCAAAGTCAACTGCAGTATGTCGCCTTCAATGTTGTTCTCAAGCACCACAGCCAAGCGTTGTTGGTAGCGGCAGGCGCGGCTATTGCCTTGACCTGAACCTGCGATGTTCTGAGGGCACGACATGCAGGTAGTAGCTTGCTTGTTCTCAGCGGATGCTTCTGGGCGCTCACCATCGTTGCTCCAGCAGTCAGGGCCAGTGATGTTGTCACCGTCATAAGACTTAGCGTAGAAAATGCGGCTGACCTTGGGTGCAGCCCTAACGATGATGACGTCCAAGAAGCGCTCGTCAATAGAAGCGATCTCTTTGCCGCCAGCCAGTAAACGGAACACACCACCTTTGATGGAGATGCGCTTGCTACTGGTGCCTACGCCACCGCCCGTCAGGGCTTTGGCTGTGTCAGACAACTCATTGTTGCGTGCGAATGAGGGAACATTGGAAGGGTTAAATAGTGCGATATTAGTCATGATAAGTTTACTTGGTTGGTTTAGTTACGCGAATCTCAAACTCCGTTACAGAGTTCAAGCCCGGCGGGAGAGAGCCCGGGTTCTCTTCGAGGTACCGTGCCATGTTGGTTTGCGCGATGCGTTTCTCCAACAAGTCCACGACTTCATTCTCAAGAATAAACTTTTTGAATGAGTCCCAGTCCTGCGTGTTGTAACGCGTCTTGGTCACCATTGACACAGTTCCAAAGGAAGTCTGCACGGACTTGACGCCCATGGACTTCATCTGGTCTTTCATCGCAAAGCGAACTTCATCTTGCTGTGCCTTCAGAGTCTCGATCTGTGTGTCGTACTCCTGTGTCAGCAGGTCAATGCGCTCCTTGATTTTGCGATAGATTTTTGCGAGCCTGTCCAGAGGAACTGGCTCTTGGTTTTGTTCAGACATTGTGCTTTCTCCTGTATTTGTTTTTGTCTAAGGTTTGACAGTTTACATAGTTTTGATCGTGTTGCAACCCCCTTTCATGAATTTATTTCTGTGTCGAACATCTCTGTAAGTAAAGAGTTATCACTTACTTTGTCTTCTAATGCTTTAAACATCTTCTTCTCGATCGGGCTACCCTGAATGTGTATCACAGTAACTTTGTCGGAGTCTTGACCCTTGCGATCTGCTCGTGCTATGCACTGCACGTATTGCTCCACGCTCATGAGTGGCCCATAGAACACCACTGTGTCAGCAGCAGTTAGGGTAATCCCGTGAGCACTAGCCTGCGGTTGCATCACCAACACGCGAGGGTCGGGTTCTGTTTGGAATCTACGGATAGTGTCTGCGCGTTTGGGCGGTGTCACACTGCCGTGGATGCACTCGTTGGCGATGCCCTTCTTCAAGAGGTGGTTGTGGATGGAGTCGATGGTGCTACGGAACAAGGCGAAGATGATGACCTTGCGTGTCGTCTCTTCCAAGATTTCCTCAAGCACACCAAGGCGAGGCGCTGAGTCAAACTCCACGACTTCCTTGTCGTCGGTATAGGCCGCACCGCAACTGATCTGCAAGAGCTTGGATACGCCTGCTGCAGCGTTCACTGCACTGATCGTCTCGCCTGCCGCATACACCATCATCTTGTCCTTGAGCATGTTGTAGTACTTGGCTTGCTGTGGGGTTAGCGGAACTTCACGCGTCATGGTAATGACAGGCGGTAGGTCAAGGCACATCTCTTTGGTAAAGCGAATGGCTGGTTGCAGGGCTTCATGTACCAACTCGGGTGCGTTGGGTTTAGCCGCCCACTTAAACATCGTGATCTTGTGCATGACCTGATCGCGCCACGCAGTAAAGAACTTAGGCACACCATCGGGGTTAACCAGCTTGGCGAGACCATACGCATCCGCAGGGGACTGCGATGCGGGTGTACCCGTCATCATCCACAGGAATGTGTTGGGCTTGATGATGGACTTCAGGGTCTTCCAACGCTTAGTCGTCATTGTCTTGTAGGCGTTAGCCTCGTCAACAATGACTAGGTCAAAGCGCCCATCATTATTGATCTCGTCAGCGATCAGGTTAAGACCATCGTAATTTGCAATTACAAATTCGTAATCTTGCTGAACCATTTCAATACGCCGACTAGCCTGCGAGTGGTGCGCGACGATGGCAGAGCGATGGATGATGCTGTTGTTCAGATCGCCAAGCCACGCAGACTGCATGATCGACAAAGGACACAGAATCAAACAGCGCTTTACTTCACCGCGTTGCATCAGGTAGTCAGCCGCCCATAGCGCAGACAAGGTTTTACCAGTGCCCGGCTCGCTAAACACAAAGGCTTTGCGATTGAGCGTTAAGAAAGATGCAGTATCAATCTGATGCGCCATGGGCTTGTATTTACCCGGCCAGTTGTAGCGCCTAGTGATAGGCGATTGAATGTTTTTAACACCTAGGTTACGCAGTACCCGACATTCGTCAAGACCCCAATACACAGCTACGTCGTAGCCGCCATCCATACGCTCGATGACTTTGTGTTTTGGGATTACCTGATACTTTTGTGGGTTGCGGGTGCGAAAGACAAGTGCTTTGTCCTCGATGATTTCCATGCTTTCTCCGTTTATTTATTATCTGATCTGTTCGCTGACTTACTTCGCATACGAAGGTTGCCCTTCGCTGACGTACCGCCCGAGCGCATAGGCTTGATGTGATCCACATCCTTGCCATCACCCTTGGTGGCTGCACCCGTCTTCTCCATCATGCGCCTAGCCTTGACTCGGCCTGCGCGTTTCTTGATCTGCTCGGGTGTACCTTGGTAGTTGTCGTACTCACTGCGGTAGTTGCGTGTAGCCATGATTGCTCCTAATGTTTAACAGGGGGTTTGATTAAATCCATGATCGACTGCTCAGTTTCAGCAACCATGATACGTACTTTATTTTGCGCTTCAAAGTGAGAAATTTCTGCTTGCTTTGAAAACTGTTTAATGATTGTCACCATAACAGCGCCTTCTGTAACGCCTTTGAGTGAGTTCTTATTCTTCTCAAACGCATCAAGCAACGCTTCGGCCATGTTGTTGGCGTTGAGTGTCCACACATTGACTGTGCGGCCTTCGTCTGAGTCTGTCACGATGTCGATGTCGTATACGTTCATAGTTTTCTCCTTAATGTTTTGGGTGGTTTTCACAGGTTGTAACGGGACACCAAGGACACAGTGGTGAGGGTCTTGGGTTCCATACGCCTGTTGCATGCGCTTGCTCAATCCTAGCTACGCGTTGGCGGTACTGCCACCACTCTGCATCGGCTTGGTCAATCGTGTATGACGCCCTAACCATATCATCCTTGACCACGAACAGCAGTGCTGCGTTGACTTTGCGGATGTGTGGGAAGTGGGCGAACACCATGAGCGCCATCAGTTTAAGTTGCTCCCGATCTGGGTACTTGTTGTTGCCGGTCTTGTAGTCTACAACCCAACAAGTTAAGTTGTCGTCGTCCACGATAAGCAAGTCAGCAATACCGCGAAGCCACACATCCTTGCCAAGAAACTCGCAGGGTTGCAAGTCCACAGTCAACCCCATCTTGTGCTCGCACAGCTTCCTTCCGGGCTTGACGTTCAGGGCATCGAGTGTGTCCTTGATGTACTCAAACTCTTTGGGGATAGGCTTACCCTCTTTGATGTACAACTCTGCCGCCTCATGCAGTACCGTGCCGTAGCGCGTCGCTTCAGTCTCTTGGAACTTGTAGTTCTTCAAGACCTTCACTTCGTGATACCTACGGGCACAGCCTTCGTAGTCCTTGAGGGATGAGTGGCTCCATGTAATTGGCTTGGTCATTCAAACTTCGCAGTCTTTATTGCTACTGTTAATCGGTTGGCAAACTGTGTGACAAACGCCTCATTCTTATTGAGATCGTACTGCCCCATGTCCTCCAGTATGGCGTGAACAACCTCATGCCAGAACGTGTCAGCTAACTCATCCTTGCTGAACCTACGCCCCGTGATGTTGCTTGTCTTGCCAAGCCGGATGCACTGCTCTGGGTAGAACGTGCGCCCCATATCTCGGCGGTGAAGCATGGCTTCCACCACCTCCACGCTGTACCATTTCCTGCCCACGCGCATACGCGTTGGTAACTTCATACTTTCTCCTTTTAGTTTTTTGCTAATCCATATCGACGATGCGCACCACCGTCAGCGTTCAACGGAATACCGGGCATATAGCGCGGCTCCATGACCATCTGAGCCAAGACCCAAGTCTTAGCTTCCTCAACCTCTGCCTCGGGCACAACAACGATCTGCTCGTCGTGCACCGTTCCCGCCACAAAGTACCTCTTTGCAGTTCGTAGCATCCCATCCGTCATCACAATACGCGCAGTGCCCTGCACCACATTGTTCGTGATCTTGCCTGCGTACAGCTTGGTAGCGTCTGGCCCGTATACCCACTGGCTCCTACCTTTCTCGTCCCTCTGCTGTCGCAAGTCTGGGTAGAGCAAGCTCATGCCGTTGGGCAAAACTATCTCCCCCTTCTTGAAGGTAATACATTTATACACGAACTCTTTGCCGTCTGCAAGTGCTGTTTTAATCAGGCCAGAGCACATGTCCCAGAAGCTCACAACGGGGTGCGCTGTAGCCCTGTACTTGTCGATGATCTTCTTGGCCGCTACGCAGTGAATGAGTAGCTCCAGATCGGTACAGGTGTGGGGTATCTCCATCATCTTGACGTAGTTGTCATCCCAGTCAATGAACTTGTCGATGTACTTGGCATCAACCCCTAGCTTCTTTGCAAAGTCTTTCTCGTACCTAACGGGCGGTGCACCAAGAAATCCGACAAGCAGTTGCGACGCAAATGCCGCCCAACCAAGGCCGTAGCCGCAACCCAAGAGCGCACTTTTTGCAGACTGCCGTAGGTCTGGGTGCGAGTCCTTACTAAGTCCGGGTATGTTAAACATCTGAGCACCGAACGCGGCATAAGGGTCACCGCCTGCCCTGAAGATTGTGAGCATATCTTGGTAATCCGAAAGCCACGCGAGTACTCGCGGTTCAATCTGCGAGAGATCACCCACGACAAGCTGATAGCCTTCGGGAGCCATAATCGCTTCGCGTAGGAATGAGGGTCGTTCCTTGGTTCCGCGCTTGAGGTTTTGC